TTCTCTCCTGGACGATCTCGTTTCATTGTTCAATTTGAAACCGAGAAAGGCCAAGGAGGGTATAATCCGGAAGATCTCTTACTTTGCGGATAAAGAAGGTAAAACTAGAGTAATCGCCATTGGTGACTACTTTAGCCAAACGGTATTAAAACCGTTACATACCTACCTTTATAACGCATTGAAGAAGATCCCCCAGGACTGTACCTTTGATCAAGGGCGCTTCAAGGAGAGGATGAAAGGATGCGAGATCTACTATAGCGCTGATTTGTCAGCTGCTACAGATAGATTCCCGATTGTCCTTATCAAACTCCTTCTTGCAGCACTACTACCTGTTAAGTATACCGATGCATGAGAAGACATTATGGTTAAATACCCTTTCAGATTTAGAAGCTCTAATTCTGTTCAGGATATTAATTATAATGTCGGAAACCCTATGGGTTTCTACTCATCATGGGCATCCTTTGCCCTTATCCACCATTACCTTGTTTATTACTGTTGTAGGGTAGTCGGGAAGTCCTGAAAAGACTTACCCTATGCCCTGCTCGGTGATGACATTGTAATCGGGGATAAGGAGGTAGGGGAACTATACCTTAAGGTTATGACCAATCTCGGTGTCCAGATTAGTAAGGCAAAAAGCCATACCTCTCCGGACCTTTATGAGTTCGCCAAACGGCTAATTTATAAAGATACCGAGATATCCCCTTTTCCATATTCCGCCTTAAGAATGAGTGGTCGGAGCAATACTGCCCTTGCCACTCTCCTCTTAAGTGAAGAACGAAAAGGATGAGTCTTTCCTGAAGGGATAAGTTCTGCAGTATCGCTGTACTTGGGTATGGTTAAGAGCTTACCTTCAAGGGTTAAAACCCAAGGGGCTCTTGACGCATACATGACCGAACAGATTATAGGTATAATCTGAGGTACTATCCCTGCGGGAGAAGCTATGACTAGCATCTCACGGAAGTTTAGTAACCTGAAACATCAATTTTCTGATAAAGTAAGTATGAATATACTTGCCAATATCATGGTTGATTTCTTCAGTCAATCCAATGAGGCCTTACTATCGAAGAAGGGTAAACCTTTAGGTTTACTCGCAACCGAGATAGTAATGTACCTTACTGGATCAAGTAACAGTGATGCCCTGACTCTCTTAAAGAACCCACATCTGGACTGTTATGGCTCAATTGAGCAAACCTACCTTGATTTATTAAGGAAGGCGCGTGAAGTTGATACCATACACAGTGGTGAATGGCCTTTATTACTAAAAGCCATCACTATACCGCTGTCTGACGAATTATTTGTTAATCGTCAGACGGAGGTAACCAGAGTGGCTGTTTCTAAGGTCGGGAAGGC